TTTATAAAAAAGCTGGAAAGTAAAGAATGGCAATTAGTAATCTATTAACGGGTAGGGTAAGGGTAATTTCACCCAAAAATGTAACACAAGATAGGTATCAGTTTTTAGATTTATCTCAAGCTGAACCGAATTTAGGTGTCCCAAATTTCTCAGCATCTCTTTCTGGTTCTCCAGCTATTGTAGTTTCAGATGACCAAGGTAATAGAGGATTTGTAAGAAGTTTAGATTTAGATAGGGTAACTGGACAATTTACTGGTTCATTTACTGGTAGTGCCCAATCTTTAAGTGGTAGTTTTACTGGTTCTTTTACTGGTTCTTTTGGTGGAGATGGTTCACAATTATTTAATTTACCTGAAGCACGAATTATAGCAAGTGGTTCGGCAACGGCATCTTTTAAGCAAGGCGATTTAGTAATCAATACAAACACTAGAGTTCAAGGTGACCTTTATGTTGATGATACAATTTATGCAGAAACTATAATTGTAAGTTATATATCATCATCAATAATTTATTCATCGGGTTCAAATATTTTTGGTGATAGATATGATGATAGACAAGAATTTACTGGATCTGTATTAGTAAGTTCATCCATTATTGTAAATGATATAACTGCATCACAATCAATTAGTAGTTCATTTACAGGTTCTTTCTTTGGAGATGGTAGAGATATATTTAATTTACCACAAGCTACAAGATTATCAACCGGTTCAATAACCGCATCAGTAACACCTGAAGATGGATTTAGAGTACTTTCAATAGAGAAGGGTTCAACTTTTACAGGTTCCCTTTTTGTAAGTGGAAATATAACCATACCATCTGGTAGTGGTTTCTTTAGTGGTAGTGGTGAGGGATTATTTAACATCCCACTTTCGGCACTTAATATAGATTCATTAGTAGCAAATAAAATAGCAAGTGGTAGTGTAACGGCATCTGTTTCACCTGTATTTGGATTTAACGTAAACTCATTAGCAAGTGGTTCTACTTTTACTGGTTCACTTTTTGTAAGTGGAAACGTTGTAATACCATCTGGTAGTGGTTTCTTTAGTGGTAGTGGTGAGGGATTATTTAATATACCATTATCAGCACTTAATATTGATTCGTTAGTATCAACTGAATTAGCTAGTGGTAGTGTAACCGCATCAGTATCACCTAATTTTGGATTTAAAGTAGAATCACAACAAAGTGGTTCTCAACTTAGTGGTTCGGTTAATATTAGTGGTAGTTTATTCGTATCACCATTTAGTGGTTCGATACAATTGGCATCTGGTTCATCTTATTATGGAGATGCTCAATTCCTAAGAAATATACCTCGTTCAGCATTAACCGAAGATGCATTAATATCTACGGAAATAAAATCAGGTTCAGTAACCGCATCGGTTTCACCTGATTTTGGATTTAAAGTAGAAACTCCATTTACTGGTTCTCAATTTGGTTCTCAATTTACTGGAAGTATTGATGTTAGTGGAAGTGTAAAGGCATTCTCATTCATTGGAGATGGTTCTCAATTAACAAACGTACAAGCTGCAGTAGCTCCAAAAATAGAGTCTGGTTCAGTAACGGCATCAGTATCACCTAATTTTGGATTTAAGGTAGAATCTCAAACAAGTGGGTCCCAATTTACGGGTTCTATTCAAATTAGTGGAAGTGTATTTATTCCGTCTGGTAGTGGTTTTTTTAGTGGTAGTGGTGAGGGGTTATTTAATATACCATTCACATCATTTACAGGAGATGCTTTTAGAATAGCAAGTGGTAGTGTAACGGCATCAGTATCACCTAACTTTGGATTTATAGTTAAATCAGAAGAAAGTGGTTCTCAATTTACAGGTTCTCTTTTTGTAAGTGGGGGCAGGGGTATAGAATTGACCTCCGGTTCATCTTATTCTGGAAGTGGTGCAAGACTATTTGATATACCACGATCAGCACTTACTCCGGATGCACTCCTATCAAATTTAATAGCTAGTTCTAGTGTAACGGCATCCGTAACTTCCGATTTTGGATTTAGAGTACAATCCATAGAAAGTGGTTCGCAATTTACAGGTTCACTTTTTGTAAGTGGTGCTAGGGGTATTGAGATAGCATCGGGCTCATCTTACTCTGGTAGTGGTGCTAGATTATTTGAAATACCCATTAGTGCAATTGAAGATTTAGACCTTTCAAGAATTGGAAGTGGGTCTGTAACCGCATCAATTACACCAAATAATGGATTTAGAGTAAATTCGTTCTCAACCTTTACAGGTAGTATGCTTATATCAGCATCCGCAACGTATTTACCAACATCATCAATACAAACTGTATTTAATGTAACAAATAATGGTAGTATTTCATACACTTTTGATGGAGCGGCTATTAATGCAAACCCAACATTATTTTTAGTAAGAAATGTAACTTATACATTCAACTTAAATGCAAGTGGCCACCCATTTTATATAAAAACAATACCATCTACTGGAACTACAAATGTATATAATACAGGTGTAACTAATAATGGTGATGATAATGGTGTAATTTTATTCACACCAACATCCGAAACACCGAATACTCTATATTATAATTGCCAATTCCATTCTTTGATGGGTGGAATAATCAATATAGTTGATGGAATTTTACAAAGAGGGCCCGATGTTGTTATAACCGGTAGTTTAAATGTTAGCGAAATTGTTAGAGCTAGAGAATTTACTGGTTCATTTAGTGGTTCATTCTTTCAAGGAGATGGTTCTGGCTTGTTTAATATACCTCGTTCTGCATTAACTGAAGATTCATTTAGAATAGCAAGTGGAAGTATAACTGCATCGGTAACACCCCAATTTGGATTTAGAGTAGAATCTGCAACCGTTGGTTCTGAATTTACTGGTTCAATTGATGTAAGTGGTTCGGTAATTGCATCGGCTGTAGCGGCTGTATCAATGAGTGCATTCGATATAAGCGGTTCATTTGTTGGTGATGGTAGTAGATTAACAAACATTATAATACCACCATTAGAGACAACGCAAATAGCTAGTGGTAGTGTAACAGCATCAGCTGAACCTGATAAAGGTTTTATAGTAAAATCAGCACAATTTGGTTCACAATTTACGGGTTCAATATTTGTAAGTGGCAGCAGAGGTATTGAATTAGTTTCTGGTTCATCTTACTCTGGAAGTGGTGCTAGATTATTTGATATCCCAAGAACAGCATTAGCACCAGATGCATTAGATACTAATAGAATTTTATCTGGGTCTGTAACCGCATCCGTAACACCTCAATTTGGATTTAGAGTAGAATCTACCGAAAGAGGTTCACAATTTAGTGGCTCTTTATTCCTAAGTGGTTCAGTATTTTTAAGAACAGGTTCATTTAGTGGTAGTGGTAGACAATTATTTGATATACCAATTGCTGCACTATCTGATTTAGATACATCAAAAATATTTAGTGGGTCTGTAACTGCATCTGTATCTCCTAATTTTGGATTTGTAGTAACATCTGTTGCTAGTGGTTCTATATTTAGTGGAAGCTTGGTAGTAAGTGGTAGTTCTAACTTTAGAATGGGTGTATCAGCATCCGTATTTAGTGGTAGTGGTGCTGGTTTAACCGATATTCCATTTTCTGCACTTTCTCAAGAATTATTTAGAATTGCAAGTGGAAGTGTAACTGCTTCCGCATTAGCTGATAGAGGATTTGTTGTTGAATCGGTAGCTAGTGGTTCAAGAATTACTGGTAGTGTTGCAATTACAGGAAGTTTAAGAGTAACTGCAACATCTGGTTCTTTAATATTAGATTCATCATCTGCGTATTTTGGTGAAGGTACTTATTTAAGAAATATTCCTAGAAATGCTCTTAGTGAAGATGCATTAATATCAACTGAAATCAAATCGGGTTCGGTAACGGCATCGGTATCACCTAATTTTGGATTCATAGTAAAATCTGCCGAAAGTGGTTCTGAATTTACTGGTTCGGTTGATGTAAGTGGAAGTGTGACCGTAAAAAGTGGTTCATTCTTTGTAGGTGATGGTAGATTCCTTAACAATATTACACTTGCCAATTTAGCAATTGATTCAACAAAAATATTTAGTGGAAGTGCAACGGCATCTATTTCACCAACCGAAGGATTTGAGGTAAATACTCACTCTAGATTTGATGGTAGTTTTATTGTATCTTCGTCTGGAAGACCTACTCCTTCTTATTTAATAGATAATGTATTTTTAGTAACAAACGATGGAAGTAGTGCTTATAATATAAGTAATGCATTAGTAAGTGGTTCAAATCCAACAATAACTTTAGTAAAAGGTGTAACTTATACATTTAATGTAAATGCAAGTGGACATCCGTTTTGGATTAAAACTATAAATTCTACTGGAACTGGTAATGCATATAATAGTGGTATAACTAATAATGGAGATGATAGTGGTTTAATTATTTTTACACCACCATTAGATGCTCCTGATACTTTGTATTATAATTGCCAATTACATGGTTCTATGGGTGGGGTGATTAATTTATTGAATGAATTAACTATTCCTGCTGAAATTAAATTTATTGGTAATACTAAAATAGAAGGTAATTTAACTGCATCTATGTTTAGTGGTAGTGGTAGAGGATTATTTGATATACCTCGTTCTGCTATAACAGAAGATTCAGTTAGAATAGCAAGTGGTAGTGCTACCGCATCAATTGCACCTGATACTGGATTTATTGTAATTACTCCATTCACATCATCATTTGGTGAGGATGGTTCATTTACCGCATCAATAGCATCTAAATTTACTGGTTCAATTTCTGTATCTGGTAGTTTATTTGTGAATGATATTAGTGGTGGTTTATTTATAAATTCTTCTTCGTTCTTATACGCTGATGGTACATTTCTTAGAAGAATACCCCGTTCAGCATTAACCGAAGATGCATTAATTAGTACGGAAATTAAATCAGGTTCAGTAACCGCATCAGTTTCACCTAATTTTGGATTTGTTGTAACTTCTCCATTTACATCTTCTTTAGGTGAAAATGGCGTATTTACAGCATCAATAGCATCTAAATTTACTGGTTCAATTTCTGTATCTGGTAGTTTATTTGTAAATGATACAAGTGGTGGTTTATTTATAGAATCATCATCATTCATTTATGCAGAAGGTACATTTTTAAGAAACATACCTCGTTCAGCATTAACGGAAGATGCATTATTATCATCATTTATTGTATCTGGTTCGATAACAGCATCTGTAACACCTGATGAGGGATTTAAAGTTATTACTGATAGAACTGGTTCTCAATTAGGTTCTCAATTTACTGGTTCAATTGAAGTTAGTGGAAGTATTAGAGCAACTGATTTCTTATTTGGTGATGGCAGATTTATAACAAACGTACAAGCTGCAGCAGCACCTTTAATAGCAAGTGGGTCAGCAACAGCATCGGTACAAAGTGGAAATAAATTAATAATAACAACCGGAGCAACTGGTTCTGGAATTGGTTCTGAATTTACTGGTTCGATTAGTGTTAGTGGTTCACTCTACGCATCAGATTTTATATTTGGTGATGGTAGATTTATTACTAATGTACAAGCGGCAGCAGCACCTTTAATAGCAAGTGGTTCTGCAACAGCATCGGTTCAGAGTGGAAATACTTTTATAGTAACAACATCAGCAACTGGTTCAGCTATTGGTTCTAGATTCACTGGAAGTATTGATGTAAGTGGTAGTGTAAAAGCATTTACATTTATAGGAGATGGTTCTCAATTAACAAATGTACAAGCAGCAGCATCACCTTTAATAGCTAGTGGTTCTGCAACAGCATCGGTAGCAAATGGACAACAATTTATTGTAACAACTGCACCATTGTCTGGTTCATATCAATCTCAATTCACATCATCCGTAGCAATTAGTGGTTCAATTACCGCATCTATTTATTTTGGTGATGGTGGTGGTTTATTCAATATCCCACCCGATGCGATTGAAAACTTAGAATTAAATAAAATTAACTCTGGGTCTGGTATAGCAATTATTGACCCAACTAAATTAAATGTAAACGTACCAATAACTGCGGCAAGATATGATGGTGATGGTAGTGGATTATTTAACATTCCACCTGATGCATTGGATGATTTGCAAATTGATAGAATTCAGTCTGGTTCATTTGAAGCGGTAATTTCTCCAAATAGAGGATTGCAAATTGGAACTAGAACATTTGTATCTGGTAACTTAAGTGTTACTGGTGGATTGTTTGTAACCGGAGGAAATGTAATAATATCATCTGGTTCATCGTTTATTGGAGATGGTAGTGGATTAACAAATATTAATATTGCTAATTTAGCATTTGAAACATCACTATTACAATCTGGTTCTGCCATAGCTAGAATATCTCCAAATTTTGGATTTGTAGTAAATACATCATCTTTAATTGATGGTAATTTAGTAGTATCAAATCAAATAACAGCAAGTAATTTAATATTTGCACCATTATTTACTGGTTCATTCTTAGGAACATATAATTTCCAAGGAGTAGGACCAACTGCATCAGCGGAATATGATATCTTAAGATTTGATGAAAATAGAGGATATTTTGTACCTCAGCCTGAAACAACATTAACTGAAACTGTATCATTCAATAGTGTAAGTGATTTAACTATCGTACACAATTTAGGTATAAGATATCCAATGGTTCAGGTGTACGCAACTGGTTCTGAAGACCAAATATTGCCTGGTCAAATAATATCAATCAATGATGATACCATACAAATTAAATTTGCTGGATTAACTTCTGGACACGTTGTAATTGGAAGTGGTGGTTCATTAATTAATGGTACAATACCGGGTGATAGAGTATTTGGGAATGTACTATCCGCATCATACGCAATTAGAGCTGGTGTAGCTGAAAGTGTTGTTGGGTTTGATTCTGCATCATTATCAGCATTAGGTGATTTACAAAACTTTGTAAGAAATTCACAAACATCATCGATGAGAGTGTTTAGTGCAGTAAGTTCTTCTTACGCATTAACAGCATCATACGCATTAAATGCAGGAGATGGTGGGGGAACTGATTTATTTGTTTATTATACAAGTTCATTAGTAAAATCACAAACTGCAAAAATTAATTTTACTGGTAGTGGTGTAAGTGTTACAACATCTGGTTCAGATGGAGTATTGGTAACTATATTAGGTGGTGGTGGTGCTGGGATTGGTGATTTACTTAGTTCACAAACTTCTTCAATGTTGGTGGGTACTGCTTCATTAGCATTTACCGCATCATACGCTCTTTACGCTCTAAATGCGGAAGGAGTAAATACGGCATCATTCTTACAAGTAAATAAAGATAGTAATATTAACGCAAACTTAACTATTAGTGGTAGTTTAGGTGTTAGTGGTAGTTTATTATTACAAAGTTTACAAACTGGTTCATCTGAAGATGTTGTAATTTGGAATAGTATAACAAAAAAATTAGAAAGAAGAAATATAGCAGCTGCTGTGGGTTCTTCTGGAACTGGTGGTACTTCTGGTTTTGATGGTTCTGCTGGTTCATCGGGAACTTCTGGAACATCGGGAACTTCTGGTACAAGTGGAGTAGATGGTACATCTGGTTCATCTGGAAGTAGCGGTTCATCTGGCACAAGTGGAGTAGATGGAACATCTGGTTCAAGTGGAACATCTGGTACAAGTGGTAGCAGTGGAACATCTGGTTCAAGCGGAACATCTGGTTCAAGCGGAAGTAGTGGAACATCTGGTTCAAGCGGAACATCTGGTTCAAGCGGAAGTAGTGGAACTAGTGGTTCTACTGGTTCGTCTGGAAGTAGTGGAACATCTGGTTCATCTGGAAGTAGCGGAACTTCAGGAAGTAGCGGAACATCCGGAACAACTGGTTCTGAAGGTACATCTGGAACGTCTGGAACATCTGGGTCATCTGGTTCATCTGGAAGTAGTGGTAGTGGTGGAACATCTGGAACAAGCGGTACATCTGGAACATCTGGTACATCTGGAACATCTGGTACATCAGGCTCTTCTGGTAGTGGTGGAACATCAGGAACATCTGGAACAAGTGGTTCATCTGGTACTTCTGGAACAGCTGGTAGTGGTGGTTCTTCTGGAAGTAGTGGTAGTGGTGGTTCTTCTGGAAGTAGTGGAAGTAGTGGTAGTGGTGGTTCATCTGGAACTTCTGGAACATCTGGTAGTGGAGGTTCATCTGGTACTTCTGGAACAGCTGGTAGTGGTGGTTCTTCTGGAAGTAGTGGTAGTGGTGGTTCATCCGGAACTTCTGGAACATCGGGAACATCAGGTTCATCGGCAACTGCTGGTACTGGTGGTACATCTGGTAGTAGTGGAAGTGGTGGTTCATCTGGAACAAGTGGAGTAAGTGGAACATCCGGAACTTCTGGAACTTCTGGAACAAGCGGTACATCAGGTAGTAATGGTATAAGTGGAACATCGGGAACATCTGGTACAAGTGGTAGTGGTGGTACATCCGGAACTTCTGGAACATCGGGAACAACTGGTTCAGCTGGAACGTCTGGTACAAGCGGAACTTCTGGAACGAGTGGAAGTAGTGGTAGTTCTGGTACAAGCGGAGAAGATGGTTCGTCTGGAACATCTGGTTCGTCTGGAACTAGTGGTACATCGGGAAGTAGTGGTACAAGTGGTAGTAGTGGTACATCGGGAAGTAGTGGTTCATCTGGAAGTAGTGGAAGTAGTGGAACATCGGGTACAACTGGTTCTTCTGGAACATCCGGTACAAGCGGAACTTCTGGTACATCGGGTTCAAATGGAAGTAGTGGAACTTCTGGTAGTAGTGGTTCTTCTGGTACATCGGGAACAACTGGTTCATCTGGTACTTCTGGTATAGATGGAACTTCTGGAACATCTGGTTCATCGGGTACTTCTGGTGTAGATGGTACAAGCGGAACGTCTGGTACAAGTGGTACATCGGGAAGTAGTGGAACATCAGGTAGTAGTGGAACTTCAGGAATAGATGGTACTTCTGGAACTTCGGGAATAGATGGTTCATCTGGAAGTAGTGGAACTTCGGGAAGTAGTGGAACATCGGGTACAACTGGTTCATCTGGAACGAGCGGTACTTCTGGTATTGATGGAACTAGTGGCACCAGTGGTACATCTGGTTCAAGCGGTACATCTGGTTCAACTGGAACGGATGGTACATCGGGAACATCAGGAACAACTGGTTCATCTGGTACGTCTGGTATAGATGGAACTTCTGGAACATCTGGAACTGATGGTACTTCAGGAACTTCTGGTAGTAGTGGTACAAGTGGTACAAGTGGAACTTCTGGGACGTCTGGATTAGATGGAACTTTCTTTGGTTCTTCTGGCTCATCTGGAACTTCTGGGACAAGTGCAACATCTGGTACTTCTGGTACAAGCGGAACTTCTGGTACTTCTGGTATAGATGGAACTTTCTTTGGAAGTAGTGGAACATCTGGAACAACGGGTTCTGATGGAACATCTGGAACTTCTGGAACTTCTGGTACATCGGGCTCTTCTGGTAGTGGAGGTTCTTCTGGAAGTAGTGGTACGTCTGGTTTAGATGGTACATTCTTTGGAAGTAGTGGTTCAAATGGAACTTCTGGAACTAATGGAACTAATGGTACATCGGGAACTGATGGCTCAACTGGTACTGCTGGTACATCGGGAACTTCTGGTGAAAGTGGTACTTCTGGATTAGATGGAACTTTCTTTGGTAGTAGTGGAACTAATGGTACAGCTGGTACAAGTGGAAGTAGTGGAACAAGTGGAAGTAGTGGTACATCTGGAACGAGCGGTTCATCTGGAACTTCTGGATTTGATGGAACTTTCTTTGGTAGTAGTGGTTCAAGTGGTAGTAGTGGTACTTCTGGTTCTGGAACATCTGGAACTTCTGGTTCAAGTGGCTCATCTGGTACTTCTGGTTTAGATGGTACATTCTTTGGAAGTAGTGGTTCAAGCGGAAGTAGTGGTACAAGTGGAGCTGGTACTGATGGTAGTGCTGGTACAAGTGGAACATCTGGTTCAAGTGGAACTTCTGGATTCGATGGTACATTTTTTGGAAGTAGTGGTACTAGTGGAGAGAGTGGTACGGCTGGAACTTCTGGTACAAGCGGAGAAAGTGGTTCGAATGGTTCTTCTGGAACAGCAGGAACTTCTGGATTTGATGGAACTTTCTTTGGTAGTAGTGGAACATCTGGTTCATCTGGAAGTTCTGGTTCTACTGGAACGGCTGGTACATCTGGTTCATCTGGAACGAGTGGTACATCTGGAACTTCTGGATTTGATGGAACTTTCTTTGGAAGTAGTGGAACATCTGGTTCTACTGGAACGGCTGGTAGTAGTGGTTCTACTGGAACGGCTGGTACATCTGGTTCGTCTGGTACATCCGCAACTTCTGGAACTTCTGGATTTGATGGAACTTTCTTTGGTTCTTCTGGAATTTCTGGTACGTCTGGAACTTCTGGAACTTCTGGTTCAACTGGAACTGCAGGAACGGCGGGTTCATCCGGAACTTCAGGTAGTGGAGGTTCATCTGGTACTTCTGGTTTAAATGGCACATTCTTTGGTAGTAGTGGTACTTCAGGAACATCAGGTGGAATTGGTTCAACTGGACAAGCCGGTACATCGGGAACTTCTGGAACAACTCCTCCAAACTTTACTTCTGGAACATCTGGAAGTGGTGGTACATCTGGTCAAACTGGTACATCTGGAACTTCTGGTACAACTCCACCAAACTTTACTTCTGGAACATCTGGAAGTGGTGGAACATCCGGTGAAACTGGTACGTCTGGTACATCAGGTACAACTCCACCAAACTTTACATCTGGTACGGCTGGAAGTGGTGGTACATCTGGGCAAACAGGTACGTCTGGTACATCAGGTACAACTCCTCCAAACTTTACGTCTGGAACTTCTGGTACAAATGGATTTAGTTTAAATGGTACAACTAATAATGGGTTACTTACATATCAGGATGTTCCTGTTCAAGCTAATGTAGAAAGTAATTTGACATTTGATGGTACTAGTTTATCTATAACTGGAAATATAGTATCTTCTACTCATATAACTTCTACAACATTTAGAGAAACATATTTGGATTTGGGACCTGGTACAAATACAACAATAGACCTTTCCCTTGCAAATAACTTTAGAAGACAATTTACTGGTACATCGGCAATATTGTTTACAAATCCTCCATCATCAAACGCATTTGGATTTACATTTACAATGGTTAATGCCGGAGGATATTCTATAACATGGCCTGCTAGTGTAGATTGGGTTAATGGAAGTGCACCAATATTAACATCAATCGGTACGGATGTATTATCATTCTTTACATTTAATAATGGTACAACATATTACGGATTTGTAGTTGGAAAAAATATGAGTTAATAATTATAGTTATGAGTATAGCAAGAAAATTAATACCATCGGATTCAGCACTAGTGTTTCCGTTTGTTTTTAGAATTACAACAACTACAACAAATACAGTATTTACTGTACCATTAGTTGATTTTGGTTTATTAAGACCTAGTCTTACAATAAGTTGGGGAGATGGTACATCATCCCCATTAATAACTTCATCTTCATCATCTGATAGAATACACACATACGCATCAGCTGGTACTTACACAATAACTATTAGTGGATTTATGCCAGGATTTTCGGTGAATAATAATATTAATATTAGAAACCTTATTACCGAATTAGTACAATGGGGAATTGTTGGATTAAGAACTATAAATTTTTATGGTTGTCAAAATCTAACATCCATTCCTGGTAGTGCTACTATTGATGATGTTGGTGGGTACACAGGATTAAACGAAGTTGTTAATTTTACATCGTTTTTTCAAGCAACTAGATTGGCAAATATACCCGCTGATATATTTGATTATTCACCAAACGCAACAACATTTTCCAACGCATTTGCATCAATATTAACATTAACTGGAGTACCAACTGGATTATTTGACAATGTGCCAAACGCAACAACATTTGCATCTTGTTTCTTTGCATGTCCGGCATTAACATCAGTACCATCTACATTATTTGACCAAAATATAAACGCATCAAATTTTTCTGGTACTTTTAGAAATTGTAGAGCTCTTACAAACGTATTACAATTTACGAATAATATAAATGCATTAGTTTTTACTAACTGCTACAATATGAGTTCTACATCAAACGCCCTAACAGGAACAGCACCTGAATTATGGAATAGAACACCAACTCCATCTGGAACTGATTGTTTTAATAATTGTGTTAATTTAACAAATTTCGCAACAATACCTGCAAACTTTAAGTAATATGTATTTAAGAATTATAAATGAAACCATAAACTATCCTTATACTATTAAGGAATTGAGAGAAGCATATCCTAATGTAAGTTTACCAGCCGAATTATCGGAAGAAGCTTTAAGTGAATGGGGTGTATATTTCGTAACATCAACCCCAATGCCAAATGATTACACAAAAAATATTATCGAAGGAACTCCTGTTTTAACGGATGGTGTGTATTATCAAAATTGGGTAAGTACAAATGCAACAGAATCTGAAATAAATTATAGATTGGAAAATCAATGGGAAGAAATTAGGTTTATTAGAAATCAATTACTTACAGAATGCGATTGGACACAATTAAGTGATGTTTCACAAACAATAAAAGATTTGTGGACAGCATATAGACAACAATTAAGAGATATAACCAATCAACAAAATCCTTTTAATATAGAATGGCCTATAAAACCCTAAAAGATATGGAAGTTTATATTTATACCTATAACAAAATAGTTAAGGTAAAATGATAATACACAATCCTATATTTTCGGGTTCTATAATTCAAGATAGAAATAATGCTTTTGCGGATTTAAGTGGTTCGTTTACTGGTTCTTTAACTGGTTCATTTAAAGGTACAATTGATGTTCAACAAGCATCATTTGCAAATTTAAGTATAACTAATAAATTATCGGTAAGTGGTTCTTTAATAATGACCGGCTCGATGAATTTAACAGCAGGTGGGTATTTGGTTGATAACGTAAACGTATTGGATTCAGCAATAGCCTTTGCAATAGCATTGGGATAAAAATAAAATAAAATGGCAAATACATTTAAAAATAGTATAAATAGTTCAATCGGAACAACGGGTGTTAAAGTTTACGAAGCACCAATAGGGTCTTCTGCAACGGTAATTGGTGTGAATGTAGCTAATGCAAATTCTAATAACATTTCAGTTAGTGTGATGATGAAAGATATATCAGCAAACAAAGTTGTGTATGTTGTAAAGGATGCGTTAATAGTGCCTGGTAGTTCTAACGTATTAGTTGGTGGTGAACAAAAGTTAGTTTTGGAAAGTGGAGATTTTCTTTCAGTAACATCATCATTGGCTAATTCGGCAGATGCAATTGTTTCAGTATTGGAGATAACATAAAAGTTTTAATGAATGGAATATTTGGGTAAAAGTCCTAATGGGTTAAATCAACTAAGTTCATCCTTAGTTGGTTTGTTTGTAAGTGGTAGTAAAATAGTAGAGTTTTCATCAGCATCACTAAATGTTGTTGGTAGTGTTACTGCTTCCGGAATACAAGCATACGAAATAGATTCTTTTGGAAACTTACCATTGGAAATAAAATCTAATACTCAAATAACTGGGTCATTGGCAATATCATCTTCAATAAGTTCATCTTTATTTAGAGGAGATGGTAGTGGATTGTTTAACTTATCAGCTGGAGCTTTAGGAGACCTAAATCAAATTAAATCAGGTTCTGCAATTGCACAAATTTCACCTAATAATGGATTGGTAATAAACGTACCAACTTCAATAAGTGGTGGATTAGCAGTAAACGGAAATTCAAATGTAACTGGTTCGATTGTAATAACACAAAACCTAAACGTTGGTGGCAGAATTACAGCAACCGAATTACATACAACCTTTATTTCATCATCTGTAATATTTTCATCTGGTTCAAATAAATTTGGTGACAACGTTATTGATAGACAAGAAATAACTGGTTCTCTTAATGTAAGTGGTTCTATCTTTGTAGGTGGGGAGACAATACCAACCGATAATACAACAAATGAGGTTTTGGTATTGAATACTACAACTGGTAGAATTAGTAGAAGATTTGCAGCTGCAACTTCTGGTACATCGGGAACTTCTGGAACGTCTGGTACATCGGGAACTTCTGGAACAAGTGGTACATCTGGTTCAACTGGTTCATCCGGAACATCTGGTTCATCTGGAACTTCTGGGAGTAGTGGAACGTCTGGAACGTCTGGTACATCAGGAACATCTGGAACAAGTGGTACATCAGGAACATCTGGAACTTCTGGTACACGTGGTACTTCTGGTACAAGTGGTACATCTGGTAGTAGTGGAACATCCGGCACATCTGGTACATCAGGAACATCCGGAACAAGAGGTACATCAGGAACTTCTGGAACTTCTGGAACTTCTGGTACATCTGGACAAAGTGGAACTTCTGGTAGTAGTGGTACTTCGGGAACGTCTGGAACATCTGGTTTAACTGGTAGTAGTGGTACAAGTGGAATAAGTGGAAGTAGTGGTACATCTGGTACATCCGGAACTTCTGGAAGTAGTGGTACAAGCGGAACAAGTGGTACAAGTGGAATAAGTGGAAGTAGTGGTACAAGCGGAACAAGTGGCACAAGCGGAATAAGTGGAAGTAGTGGTACAAGCGGTACAAGTGGTACATCTGGTACAAGTGGAATAAGTGGAACAGCAGGAACATCTGGTACAAGCGGAACAAGTGGTACATCTGGTTCAACTGGTTCTTCTGGAATAACTGGAGCTGGTGGATTAGGTGGTACAAATGGTACGGGAGGAACTTCTGGAACGAGTGGTACATCTGGTACATCCGGAACTTCTGGAACATCGGGAACTTCTGGTACAAGTGGTATAGGAGGAGCAAGTGGTTCAAGTGGAACATCTGGAACATCTGGAACTTCTGGTACACGTGGTACTTCTGGTACAAGTGGTACATCTGGTTCGTCTGGTACAAGCGGAGCTAGTGGAAGTGCTGGTTCATCGGGAACTTCTGGTACATCCGGAACTTCTGGAACAAGCGGTGTGAGTGGAAGTAGTGGAACAAGCGGTACACGTGGAACTTCTGGAACGAGTGGTACAAGTGGAGCTAGTGGAAGTGCTGGTTCATCTGGTTCATCTGGTACAAGTGGTACAAGTGGTACAAGTGGTACAAGTGGAACTTCTGGAACAAGCGGTGTGAGTGGAAGTAGTGGAACTTCTGGTACACGTGGTACTTCTGGTACATCGGGAACTTCTGGAACAAGCGGAGCTAGTGGAAGTGCTGGTTCATCTGGTACAAGTGGTACAAGTGGAACTTCTGGTACAAGTGGTGTAAGTGGAAGTAGCGGTACAAGTGGAACTTCTGGAACAAGCGGAAGTAGTGGTACAAGCGGAACTAGCGGAACTAGTGGTACTTCTGGAACGTCTGGAAGTAGTGGTACAAGCGGAAGTAGTGGTACAAGCGGAAGTAGTGGTACATCGGGAACGTCTGGTACATCTGGTACAAGCGGAAGTAGTGGTACAAGCGGAACTAGCGGAACTAGTGGTACTTCTGGGACTTCTGGAAGTAGTGGTACATCTGGAACAAGTGGTACTTCTGGAAGTAGTGGAACACGTGGTACTTCTGGAACTTCTGGTACATCAGGAACTTCTGGAACAAGTGGTTCATCTGGAACTTCTGGAACTTCTGGAACTTCTGGAACATCAGGAACTTCTGGTACATCTGGAAGTAGTGGTTCGTCTGGTTCGTCTGGATTATTATCATTAACTGGTACAACAAATAATGGTGTAATCACATTAAACGGAAGTGCACCAAACGCAACCGTTGAAAGTAATTTATTGTTTGATGGTAGTACATTGACAGTAAATGGAGCAGCAGTAATTACAGGTAATTTAGTTGTAAATGGTACAACTACTACTGTAAACTCAAATACAATAAATTTAGGTGATAATATAATCACATTAAATGGAGATTTTACAGGTTCATCAGCACCAACTGAAAATGCTGGTATAGAAGTTAGGAGAGGTTCATCATCAACGGTATCATTCTATTGGGATGAAAGTACTGATAGATGGACAGCAGATAATACTTTATCAGTAAGTGGTAACGTAGTTCTTAGTGGTACAATTGATACTGGATTAGGTGCAACTGAAGTTTATTTAATGAATCAAAATGTTCGTACAACCGATTCACCATCATTCAATAGAATAACATCAACTGTAGCAACTGGTACATCACCATTCGTAGTATCATCTACAACTTTAGTTAGTAACTTAAACTCTGATTATTTAGGTGGACAGCAAAATTCATCGTTCTTTAGAAATTTAAGTGGAGGAACTGGTACTAGTATTGATACTTATGTTGATAATGGATTTAGAACCTTAAGTTATACAGGATATAGTTCGGGATTATGGTCTACTAATATGGGTGGGTCTACTGGAACAGTCCAAATGGAGTTTGAATACAATACTCCTGTTAGAGGATTCAAAATAAGAAATAGAACGGATAATACAACTTGGTCATCGGTTGGATGGGTAACAATGACTACCGCAAATCAAGGGCATATTGGTGGAACAATTTGGCATAGTGCGAATGATGGAGCTGGTACTGGATTAGATGCGGATTTATGGGATGGTTATCAATTTTCTGATTATCTAAACCAAGCAGTTAGAACATCCGATTCCCCATCATTTAATAAAATAAGATTAACTGCTGCTGGTAATAGTTCTGGTGGTAATATCCTAATGGGACCTGCTGGTGAAGGTACTAATAAATTTTCAACTTTAACTGGTACTCACTATAATGCAACATCACAAGCACAAGGAACAACCATTATAGGAGCATATAATAGTGCAGCCGCAAACCAAATTTATATTGGAGGAAATATATATGAAGCTAACCCAGCAACTCAAATAGATTTTTATACACATAATGCAATTACTCATGCTACTGGTGGAAGTTTAAGAATGAATATTAATAGTTCTGGAAATATTACTGCTAACGTAGATTTTAGAGCACCAATATTTTATGATTCGGATAATACAGCATATTTTATAGATGGGGCATCCACTTCAAACCTAAATGATTTAAGAATTCAGGGTGATATTAGAATGGAAGGTTCGGACTCATATATTTGGATGCCGAACAACAACTCACTTTCAACTGGATTTTATGACCCGGTTAGTGGTTTAGTTCCTATCCAATTAAATGGACCTGCTGATGGTATATTCATTGGTAATAACATGTGGCTGAGTTATAATACTGCTAACAACAATAATTACAATGAAAATATTAGATTATACCCAGCTGCAAATGGTGTATCGGTAATTGGATTTAGAGCAACTGCTGGTAGTACGGGTGGAACACCTACTACTTCTATATTAGGTTACTCTGATAGACATGAAACACGTGTTGGTGATACTTGGGAAACAAGAATATATTCAGGATATGCTGAAGCAAGAGGTTCTTATAGAGCACCACAATTTATTGATAGTAACAACACTGCATTTTATATAGACCCTAATGGATATTCAAATGTATCTCAATTAAACGCTGCTGAATTTTTTATTGATGGGTTGAAAGTTTTAAATAGTGTTGGTTCAAATACAGCAACGGGTACTATCAACGCAATTTGGGGTATGTTAAAACCAACTGGATACAAATTATATCCGGATGAAGAATTTCAAGATGGTAGTAACTCAATTCAGGTATACAACAATGCAGGTGGTTCAGCTGTAACCATAACAAGAAAAAATGGTTCGTTTATTGATGGAACTGCGGCTAATATGCCAAATAGAAGTGGATTTGTATTAGAAATTCAACATGCACCAACCACTTCAAACGGAACAAGTCCTGGTTATGGTGGTTGGTACTTCGCAGCAGGTACGGGTCCTTCAAGTAGAAGGTTATTATGTGTATTCAAAATGAAGATACCTGTTGGTAGAAGTGTTGAATGGGCATCTAACTCTATTGGTTCTAATGGTACTGGTGAATGGTTGACATCAAATGCAGGTACGGGTCAATATCAGGATTATGCATTCCTTGTTCATTCTGGTACGGCATCATTCTCATCAACTCACTTCTTTTATATTGTAGGTGGTTCAACCGCAACATTCTATACTTACTTAGCATCTGCAACTGTTTATGATGGTACTGATATTGATGCTGAAAGAACAAGAACATACGAAGCTACATCAGAAATGAGAGCTGGTGTGGGTATGTACGCACCGATTTATTACGATATAGATAATACGGCATATTACTTAAATCCAAATGGTTCTAGTATATTTGGTTCTACCACTCAATATCTTTTAACATTGGCTCATAATATAGCTAATGGTGATTTTAATGATGCATTGTTTGTACAAAATTTAGCATCCGGTCAAAGAGTTCAAATTGGTATGAGTACTAATGATACCGATGGACAACACCATAGAGCATCTTTAAGAGCATATAAAGGAACCGGAACGTATGAAGGTGTATTTGGTATTGCATTGAGACAAGCAGGGAGTGCAAGTCATATACAAAGATTTACATTAAGTGCTGCTGGTGATGCTAGTGTAGATTCTTCTTTCAGAGCACCTCAAATTTGGGGTGATAGTTTTTATGATAATGATGGTACGTTCTTCTTTAGAACAGGACAAAGTAGTGGAACTACTAGACACATAAATTTAGCAGATAGTAATTCAGACCCATCATCTGTAGGTTCATCTACTGGTATTAGTTCTGGAGCTAGAACCGATGGAAATCTTTATTATATGATGTATGTAAAGGCACCATATAGTAATGGACTTGCTACATATACAAGACTTTCTTTAGGATGGCACACTGGTGTTGAAATAGGTGGTAACCCTGCTTATGGTGGTACTAGATTTATGAATGACTCACCTGGTGTTTCTACAACTGAATTAATGGGGGTTGGTGTTGGTGACCAAAACGTAAGAATAACAAATACATTATTCGTTCCTTATATTGCGGATAGAGATAATACGGCATTTTATTTAAATCCGGCTGATACTGGAACTTCAATTAATATTGCAGGTTCATTAAGAGCAGCAAATTACAATAGACCGGCAATTCTTTCAGTATCAAGTGGTACTGGTTCATCTGGAGGTTCTTTGGCAATACAACAGGAAACAGCAGAAGGTTGGACTGGTATATTTGTTGATTATGAGCCATATACTGGATGGGGATTGTGGCATGATAATCCAAACAATATGTTTGCATTTACATCCGAAGGTTCAACTGGACAAATTCGTTCATTTACTGTACCTTCAAGAGTAAGTGGTAATAGAACGGCTTATGAGAAATTTAGAGTTGACCAAAATAATGGTGACGTAATTGTTGGTAGAGATGGATACGCGCAAGCATCATTTAGAGCACCAATATTTTATGATAATGATAACACTGCTTATTTTATAAATGCAGCAGAACGTAGTCTATTGAATAGAATAGAAGTTTCTAGAAATGGTGCATACGGTGGATATGTAGAAGCTGATTTAATAGTTGGACATGGTGGTAATGATAGACGAGGCTTTGGACAAGCTGGTGGTTCTAATATTATGTTACGTTCATCGGCTAAATCATCAATTACTGCATTAGATGAAAATCAAAACTTAGGACAAATTTCTTATGAAAACTTAGCTTGGACTATTGGTGAAAACGTTGGATGGGGTACGCAAAGAGTTGAATTTCCTGGAGATGTTAGAGCACCAATATTTTATGATTTAAATGATACTGGATATTATGTAGACCCTGCTGGCGGAAATGCTAGAATTGGACGTGATTTGTACGTTTCTGGTTATGCTGGTGGTGTTGTTGGTAATAGGATTATTGTAGGAGATACATCAACACCTTATTCGTTGTTGGATGGTAACGTAAGACCTATGGTTTACATTAGAGGTAATTATCCTGTATTAACATTAGACCATACGGTAACATCAAATACAAATCACGGACCTACAATTCAATTCGTTCATAATGGATTAAATAATAGACAATGGGTGTTTGGTTCTACTGGTGATGGTATTTCATTAGATATAGGATTTTCAAATGGTTCTCAAGGAAATAGTAACTGGAATCCACATAATGGTATTGCTGGTTATCTTGGTACAACCTTTATGAGATTCCGTGAAAATGGAAACATTGGTTTAGGTTCACAAGGCGATTGGGGTGCTATTGGTGGTGGTGAACCTGGATATGCAATAGACACTAGAGGACACTTCTATAATAATAGTAGAGTAGATGCACCAATATTCTATGATGCAAATGATACTGGTAGATATGTTGACCCGAATGGTGAAAGTAGATTAAATGGTAGTAGAATTTACCCAACATTGGCAACGGGAAGGGGTTCATACTCCCAACCATTAGCAAACTTAATTTTACACCCAACATCAGCAAGTCCGTCTGGATATGCAAATATTGAATTCTTTTCAGATTATAATACACCTTCAGATGGTGCAGCAATCACTTACTTTACTGGTATTGATGGTGGTGAAGCATCTCAATTAAGAATTCGTTTAAATAATGACTTTAACGATGGTATTGCATTATGGGGTGGATATATTGATTTTAATTGTCAAACTGTAGATGGGCCTAGTCAAGGATATAGAAATAACATATTCTCATTCCAAAGAGTAGGTACTGAAATTGCATTCATTAATAGTAATGGTGTAATGCAAGCAAATGGTGATATGAGAGCACCAATATTTTATGACTCTAATGATACTTCATATTATGTAAACCCTAATGGATTTAGTAATTTTGCTCAATCAAATGGACAAGTTGTAACTATTACAAAAACAGGTTCAGCACCGGGAAACAATAGTACTATGTTGGTAACAAATAGTTATGGTAACCACTCTTGGGGTATAACTGGTGAATTCCGTATTGAAGCAAATGGTGGAGCTGATAGACCTTCTATTTTATTCTCTAACGGATTTGATAGTCAAACATGGAGTTGTGGATACGGATATAATGATTCTGGATTTTTTAGAATTAATCACGACCACGGACATAGAAATGGTTCTTGGGGTACTACTGATTTCTACATTGATAGAGGTGGTAACTCATACTCAAATGGTAGTTCTAGAGCACCAATATTCTATGACCAAAACGATACAGGTAGATACACCGACCCAACAGGTCAATCATTTATAAGAAATTTATGTGTTGGTGATAACAACTATAATCATGGATATCCGGGTGTACTTCAAATAGGTAGTACATCATATAACTATAACTTCCAAAATGGTAGTTGGGCTGGTAGTATTACAACTGGTATATTAGCAAACTGTGCAGATGAATGGGAATTTTCAATACATGATAGTGGAACTTCAGTTGAATCAGTATTCATATATTCTGGTGGAAGATTATTAATGGGAAGAAATATAGGTTGGGGTACGACTTATATAGAAGCAGCTGAATCGTTTAGAGCACCAATATTCTACGATTCTAATGATACCGGTACTTATATAGACCCTACTGGTACATCTCGAATAGGAGCTATACAAATTTCACCAAGATCTTCCACATCAAATGAAATTCGTTTCTATGGAGTTGTTGGTGATAACCCCGGCTCATATAACCACGGAGCTATAATAGAAAGAATTTGGAGAAATGGGGATGAATCAGAATTATTGATATTCAAAGGTAATGACCCTGATGTATCAACTATACATGACCGTTTAAGACTTGCGGCTTGTGGTAGAGTTGTATTCCATTCATATAATACCTATGGTAATGTTGATGATTATATGTCAGCATCTGGTACTGGTAACATCAATGGTTCTGGATTCTTTAATGGCAATGACCTTTATGTAACCGGTAACGTAACTGCATATTATTCAGATGAAAGATTAAAAGATGTTATTGGTCCAATTCCAAACGCACTTTCTAAAATAATGAGTTTACGAGGTTTCTATTATACAAATAATGAAACTGCAAAAAAATGGGGTTATACCGATGATAGTATTCAATTGGGTCTATCGGCACAAGAAGTTCAAAAGGTATGTCCGGAATTAGTTCAACCAGCACCATTTGATATAGAAGCTGATGGAACATCAATATCTGGCGAACATTATTTAACTGTTAAGTATGATAGATTGATACCTGTATTAGTAGAAGCAATTAAAGAACAACAAACCGAAATGGATGAAATGAAATCCGAAATAGCTGAACTTAAGAAACAATTGATGGAATTATTAAAAAAATAAAATAAAGTATATTTATAGAATATAAACATAAAATAAATTATTATGGCATTAACATACGAATGGAAATTAATAGGACTTAAAAAACAAAACACAGAAGAACTTTCTGATGTTATTGTTGGTACTCAATGGACATTAACAGGTACCGATACCGATGGTAATACTGGTACATTTAACGGAGCAACTCCATTTACAATTCAAGACCTAAATGGTGATGGTTTTATAGACTATCGTGATTTAACAGAAGAATTAGTATTAGACTGGGTTAAAAATATTGTAAGTGGTTCAACTTCATCAAATTATATGAATCACATCAATCAACAAATACAAAAGCAAATAGATGATGTCAAATTTGCAACAATAACTGTTAGTAGTTCGGATTTACCTTGGTCTCCAACATCTGGTAGTTCTGCTCAACCAACTGTGGCAGATACTCCACCTGTTTAATAAAAAATATAAAAATTTTTATTGTTAAATATCCAAAGTGCAGATTTATAAACAAATTTGTGTTTTGGATATTTTCTTTATATTTATATCTGTATTTCACAACTAGCAAATACAAACCTAAAATACAAATTGAAGAAATAAAATGGCAGAAAGAATCGTATCACCTGGCGTATTCACAAGAGAAAATGACCTATCCTTCTTAGCGCAAGGAATTGGTGAAATTGGAGCAGCATTTATAGGACCTTTTAAACAAGGACCTGCATTCGTTCCTACTATTGTTAGAACGCAATCAGAGTTTGAAGAAATCTTCGGAACTCCTGATGGAACTTATTATACTGAACACGCAGTACAAAACTATTTAAGAGAAGCTGGAACGGCTACAATCGTAAGGGTTGGTGGTATAGGTGGTTACACCCAAACTGCGCCTTTAGGTATTTTTGCATCCGGTTCATCTAACCAAAGTTTAGGTACTAAATTAGTTGGAGTGTTATATTCAACCGCTGTCGGAGATGAAGGTGTTGGATTTGCATCATCAACAATAGTTAGTAACGATGCAACCGATGGTTCATTTGTGATTAACACATTGGCTGCAGGTGTAAATGTATCGGCATCAATCCTACCAACAGCTACTAATGATTTATCGGATGTATTTGGTGAATCTCCATTTGGTTCAAAAGCTGCTTATACATACAACTATTTTGAAAACATTGCAGCTTTATACACTGGTTCTCTTGGAAATAATATTGTAGTATCTACTGACCCATTACCAAATCAAGTTTATGGTGATGTTAAAACAGCAGAAACTCCTTTTGTTAAATCTCAATTGATTAGTGGTGAGAGATATGACCTTTTCAAATTTGTAACTTTAGGACATGGTACAACATATAATACTAAATTTAAAGTTGGTATTTCTAATGTAAAAGCAGCTGGTGAAGATGGTTCAACTGATTACTCTACATTTACTGTAACAATCCGTTCATTTGGTGATACCGATAAGAGAAAGAGTGTGATTGAAACATTTAATAATGTAAACTTAGACCCTGCTTCTCCTAACTACATTGCTAAGAGAATTGGTGACAGATATAATGAAATTGAATCTTCTGGTAAAATAACAGAATATGGCGATTATGCAAATAGGTCAAAATTTATAAGAGTTGAAATGGCTGAAAATAGTGTTGGAAATCCAATTTCAGCAGCACCATTTGGACATGGAGCATATACAAACCCAATTAGAGCAACAAATGATGCAGAAGCACAACAAATTCCGGCCGTAGTATATCAAACTGGTTCGGTAGTTAATACATCATCATCTCCAATATATTTTAGTGGATTTGATTTTGAAACTGCTGGTGTGGCAGATGATAATAGACAATATTTAAAACCAATTCCTGAAAGTGCACAAACTGGAGCAAACACTATATTTGCATTTGATTCGAATGGTATATTTATGGGTCTTTCTGGTTCTGCATCATCTGATATGGTTCATAGACAATTCGTTCTTGCATTCCAAGAAGGATTTGATGGTTTAAATCCAACCATAAAGGCTAATATAAGTACACCAATAACATCAGCAAACACACAAGGATTTAATTGCGCTACTGCAGCTTCTAATGGTTCAATTGCATATACTAAAGCAATCAACGCTATATCAAATGCAGATGAATACGATATCAATTTAGTTGTAACTCCTGGTATTATTCGTTCTGAACACCCAACTATTACTAATAGAGTAATTGATATGGTTGAAGATAGACAAGATTGTTTCTATATCGCTGATTTTGTGAATGTAGGTGCATCTATAACTGAAGCAACTGAAAAAGCAAACGAAGTAGATTCTAACTATGTAGCAACTTACTACCCTTGGATTAAGACGGTAGATGCTAACACAAATAAATTAATACCAGTTCCACCATCAGTATTGATGCCGGCTGTATTCGCTGCAAACGATAGATTGGCAGCTGAATGGTTCGCACCTGCTGGTTTGAATAGAGGTGGTATTATTGGAGCAGTTAGTGTATTGAATAGATTAACACATTCTGAAAGAGATACTCTATATGAGAACAAAGTAAACCCAATCGCAGCATTCCCTGGACAAGGTATTGTAGCATTCGGACAGAAGACATTGCAAGATAGAGCATCTGCACTTGATAGAATCAACGTAAGAAGATTACTTATCACTGTTAAGAAGTTCATCGCATCTACTTCTCGTTTCTTAGTGTTCGAACAAAACACAGCAACAACTAGAGCACGATTCTTAAATACTGTAAACCCTTATTTAGAGGCAATCCAACAAAGACAAGGTTTATACGCATTCAGAGTTGTGATGGATGAAACTAACAATACACCTGATGTAATTGATAGAAATATTATGGCTGGACAAATTTTCTTACAACCGGCTAAGACAGCGGAATTTATCGTAATAGATTTCAACATCTTACCAACTGGAGCAAGTTTTAACGCATAATACAAAAAACAACAAAGTAGATATTTATTAATATAATAAAAAGGATAATAAAATGGCAGAAATACTAGAGTTTGATAAGATGTTCTATACGAACTTCGAACCTAAGATGAAAAATAGATATGTGATGGAAATCGATGGAATTCCTTCATATATGGTTAAAGCAGCAGCTAGACCTTCAATCACATTTGAACCGATTGTGTTAGACCACATCAACATTAAAAGAAAGTTACAAGGTAAGGGTGAGTGGCAGGATATAACTGTAACATTGTATGACCCAATTGTTCCATCTGGAGCACAAGCGGTAATGGAGTGGGTACGTTTAGGACACGAATCAATTACTGGTAGACGAGGATATGCAGATTTCTATAAAAAAGATATAGATTTCTATATGTTAGGACCTGTTGGTGATAAAATTGAACAATGGAAATTAAAAGGAGCATTTATTATATCTGCAAATTTTGGTGATGTTGCATTCGATTCAAACGAACCAGCAACTATTGAATTATCTTTGGCTTACGATTACGCAATCTTAGAATTCTAAAATATTCCTTACGGAAGCTACCGAAGGACAACCCTCATCAGAAATGGTGGGGGTTTTTTTATTTTCAAAAATTTTAATTTAATGTATTTATATATACAAACTAAAAAAGATATAAAGTTATGGCAGAAGTTAATATTGCACAGCAAACCCCAACACCTAAACAGGTAGAGGCATTGAAATTTGATTTTCCAACGGAAACAATTGAATTACCATCAAAAGGATTGGTATATCCTGAAGGACATCCATTGAGAGGTGGTACTTGTCAAATAAAATATATGACAGCTAGAGAAGAAGATATCCTTGCAAATCAAAACCTTATTAAAAAAGGTATTGTATTAGATAAACTATTTGAATCGGTTCTAGTTGAACCTGGAGTAAATCCAAATGATATCTATATTGGTGATAAAAACGCTATTTTAATGGCAACTCGTATTTTAGGATATGGTGCTGATTATCAAATAGAAATGACTGACCCATTTTCATTAGAAAAGCAAACTGTTGTTATTGATTTAGGTAAAGTTCAAACAAAAGATGTTGATGATGATGTATTAAATTCAAAAAATAGATATACATTCAAATTACCATCAACTGGAACTGAAGTTATTTTTAAATTACTTACACATGGTGATGAGCAAGAAATTACAAAAGAAATACAAGCTTTAGAAAAATTAAATAAGAATTCTGGCACATCATTTGATGTTACAACTCGTTTGAAATATATGATTGTTTCAGTAGATGGTAATGAGGATAGAGGTTTTGTAAATAGATGGGTAGTTAATTCATTTTTAGCAAAGGATACAAAAGCATTTAGAGCTTATGTTAAAGAAATATCACCCGATTTGGATATGAAATTCCAATTTACATCTGAAATAACTGGTGAGATGGAGGCGCTAGATATCCCATTCGGGATTAACTTTTTTTACCCTTCCAACTGATTATAGAACCCAATTACATTCTCAAATTTGGGAAATGGTTCAATTCAGTAATGGGTTTACTTGGTCAGAGGTTTATCACATGCCAACATATCTTCGTAAATTTTATTTTAATAAGTTGATAGAACTTAAGAAAAAAGAAGCTGAAGAACATAAAAAGGCTCAATCAAAAATGAAATCAAACAAAGTGAGGATGCGTTAATATCCTCACTTTTTTATTTGTCAATATTTATAGAATATAAACACTATTTGTATGAATAATAAAAAACAAATTAAACAAGAAGGTATATTCGATGTTGCTGATAGATTCGTAGCTAGATTTTTCGATGGGTTATCAACTGGAGCAGCTAATAGTATTATCAAAAAAGCTGAACAAGCCAAATTACCACCACATGCAATTAAACTAATGAAAGATATTGAAGATAGGGGTGAAGAATTAAGAAGAATAGCAAAAGAATTAAAAAAGTAATTTAATAAATGGCACTAACTCCAGAAGAAAGAGCAGCTAGAGATGCCGCCCGAGCGGCGGAAGCTTCCTTGTCTATTTTAGAAAGAATTCAAAAATATAGAACTAGAATTCTTGAGTTACAAACAAAAGAAGGAGAGTTGAGTTCTGCAGAATCTGATGAACTATACAAACAAGAAATACTTCTTGCTAAAAATATTGCTATTCAAGAAAAAAGAGCAAAACGGCTGTTGGGTACTAAGCAAGTTGAACTTGATATAGCTAACGCATACGCACAGCAAGCAGATGGGTTATCTTCAATTTCAAAAGTATATAAAGGATTAACAGATGTTCAGAAGCAAAGTTTAGTAACTGTACAATCATCATTATCATCTGTCCAAGCTTCATTAATAGCTGATGAAAATAAAAAAGTATTATTAGATAGTACTTTAACTGGTATATCAGAATTGCAAGGATTGCAGCAAAAAATGGCAGAAACTGGACCGGAAGATGTGGAAACTCAAAAATCCATTTCAACTGCGTATGATGCTCAACTTAATAAGTTAAGAGAGGCCATTACAGTAAAAGAATCAATCGGTGAAATTACAGAAGCAGAAGCTAATGCATTATTAGCATCGTTAGATACACAACAAAATAGTTTGGCTGCGGCCCAAAAATATGGTACGATTACTAAGGAAACCAAAGAATTAATAGAGGCACAAATTCAGGCATACGAAGGTGTAAAAAAATCAATAAGAGGAGTACTTGGTACTTTATCTATGATAACAAAAGGACCAATGGGAGCATTGGGTGTGGGATTGTTAGGAGCAGGATTTGCGGCAGATAAGTTAGGAAAAAATATTAGAAGTTTTGGTGGATTTATTGATTCCGCCCAATTTTCAGCATTAGGACTTAGTTTTATATTTGATGATGCGGAAGAAACAGCAAAATCGTTATCAAAAGAATTTGGTGGATTAAAAGATGTAACCTTTAGTACTCAATTAAATACTAATTTAATGGCTACTAATATGGGTATTAGTGGTAACGAAGCAGCTAGTATAGTTGGTAGTTTTGCAAGAATGAACGATGGTTCAGCTTCAACTGCTATGGATATGGCAGCCACAACAAAAGAAATGGCAAAGGCAGCTGGTGTTCCTGTTGACCAGGTAATGAAAGATGTTGCTGGTTCTGCTCAAGCTTTTGCGGAATATGGTAAAGATGGTGGATTGAATATAGCTAAGGCTGCTGTATCAGCTGCTAAATTGGGAGTGGGTATGGACTCATTAACCAAAGTAACTGATTCCCTTTTAGATTTTGAAACATCAATAAATAGTGAATTGGAATTAGGTGCTATGCTTGGTAGAAATATTAATTTAGATAGAGCAAGAGCATTAGCATACGAAGGAAACATAGGTGGGGCTGTAAAAGAAACATTACAAAGTTTAGGTGGTATAGAAGAATTCAATAAAATGGATATCTTCCAAAAGAGAAAGGCGGCTGAATTATTGGGATTATCAGTTGAAGAATTCCAAAAGATGGCGGCTAATTCTGATAAATTAAATGATGATGGCACTGTTCAAGTTTCTACATTTAATCAAATTACAGAAGCTATAACAGCATCTGCAACCGCATCTGGTGGATTTTTAAAAACTATGGGTGGGTTGGTGTTAGGAGCTGCACAAATGGGTGGTTCTTTTGCACAAATGGGTATGGATGTGAAAGGTATGGCTTCGGGAGCACTTGACAAAATTAAAGGTTTCTTTGGAGGAGCAAAACCACCAATTCCTACACCTGACACTTCAATAACAGGACCACTAACCAAAGATGGTTTACCTGATAAACGTTTTAAAGCAAACCGATTACCAACAACACCAGCAACTCCACCATCACCAACAACAATGGCACCACAAGCACAAACGGGACCCGCTGACCAGGCAAATAAAATGTCTAAGATAAAAAGCGGAGATTTAATTAAAGGTGCGGTAGCATTATTGATATTAGCAGCAGCTTTATTTGTTGCAGCAAAAGCATTTCAAGAATTCGGAGAAGTTACTTGGGAGTCGGTTGGTATGGGATTAGTTGCATTGGCCGGATTAGCTGGTATTGCATTTATATTATCTAAAGCACAAGGAGCTATGTTGCAAGGTGCAGTTGCAGTTGCCGTTTTAGGAGCAGCTTTAATACCATTTGCATTTGCTATGAGTTTAATTGAAAATTTAAAAATAGATGCTGTATTAGCAGCCGCAGCCGGACTAGTTATGTTTGGGTTAGCAGCAGCTGGTATAGGTATGATATTACCACTTATATTAGCAGGTTCTGTTGGTATTGCAGCATTGGGCGCATCTATGATATTATTTGGTGCAGGGTTAATGCTTGTATCAGGAGGTATGGGTGCTATATCAGCGGTTATACCATTTGTTACTGAACAAATATCGGCATTATCACAAATTGATTTTCTACCAATATTAGGTTTAGCTGGGGCTTTAACTATATTATCAATAGCATTAGCAGCAGTTGCTGTTACTGGAATGATGGCACTACCTGCATTACTTGCTTTAGGATTGATAGCAGGAGGAGCAGCCGCAATTATGGGTGGTGGTGAAGGTGAGAGTGGTGATAGAACCGGTGAGTTGATTGATGAAATAAAAGGATTGAGAGCAGATTTAATAGCTGGTAAAATAGCAGTAAATATAGACGGACAAAAAGTTACTTCTAATGTAGGTAAAGTTGTATCTAGAATTAGTTCCAATTCATACGCTAAAGTATAACGATGGGAAAGACTATTGAAGAATTATTTAAAACAAAACAATTAGTAGATGGTAAAACGGCTGCTGAAAAATACGAAATTCGTAATAGTAAAGATATGCTATTACGTTCTTCTACCGGTGCTATGGATTTACCATTTAAAGCTGTACAAATAGCAAGAAGAAACCTATCATCAAGAACTAGAGAAACAAGATTAGAACAAGAGGTAACTGGATTAAGAATAATATCTAAATTAGGAGGCCCTATTATATATGGTACTGATATTTTTAAATTAAGTACACAAAAAACTGAAATGGTTTCCGCAATGAAAGATTCGGTTAATCCAAATAATTCAGCAGATAGTGGTTTACTTGGTAACTTATTTCAAAAAGGAAAAGAAAAAGGATTAGAATTATTAAATAAAATAGGTGTACAACTACCAACTAAATTAATACCAACCCGAATATCTTTAAATAAAGATTTCAAAGCAGGTAAAGAGCCAGATACAATGGCAACACTTGCTAAAATAAAGCAAGATGGTGCTGGTAATTTGGCTGGAAAGTTTTTAGCTCAAAATGCAAAAGGTACTCCTAAACAAATAGGTAACCAAATATTAGGTGGTGGTATCAATTTACTAAAAGGCGAAGTTAAGAAAAAATTATTCGGAGCACCAAAACAAGGTGCACAAAACCTTGCTAAAAAAGGTGAAAATGATGTTCAATACGATAGTACTGCAAGATATTCAGATACCGTTAATCCAATTGATGAAGATTATTTCAAAAGAAATGACCTTTCATCTATATTAGTAGCACAGGAGACAAAACAGAATGCTGACCCTGCTGTACAAAAAAGAGTAGATGAATTAGTTCCTAAAGGAAAATCTGTAAATACATCAAAAAATCCATTTGCTAAATTAGGTGATAAGGTAGGTGATATTAAAAAAGATAATGAGAAAAAATTATCACAAGCAAAAAAAGTAGGACAGCAAGAAGTATCAGCTGGAAAATCGGTTGGAGATACTAAAAGTGGAGGTACATCTACTACTGATGATTCTGTAATTAAATATTCGGATACTGTTGATGAAACATCTGATGATGTAACATTACGAAATGATTTATCTACTATACTTTCTGCAAAAAAAGAAAATGAAGCTCAAAATCCTGATAAGAAAAAAGAAATTGATGCAGCAAAAGGAAATACCGCTCCTGTAAATGTAAAACAAAACCCATTTGCAAACTTAGGTCAAAAAATAGGTGATATTAAAAAAGAAAGTGAACAAAAATTATCACAAGCGAAAAAGGTAGGACAGCAAGAAGTATCGGCTGGTAAAAAAGTTGGAGATACGAAAAGTGGAGGTTCAACAACTACTTCGGATTCTGTAATTAGATATTCCGATACTGTAGATGAAACACAGGATGATGTAAAGTTAAGAAATGACCTTTCTACTATACTTACATCAAAAAACGAAAAAGAAAAACAAACTCCTGATAAAAAGAAGCAAATTGAAGCAGCAAAAGGAAACGTAGGTGCTTTAAATGTAAAACAAAATCCATTTGCAAAATCGGAGGATAAAGTTAAATCTGCTGATAAAGATACAAAAGGTGGATTGCAATCGGGTAGAAAGTTAGGACAGCAATCTATATCAGACGGTACTAAAAAAGTAGGAGATTTATCAGAAGCTACTTCAGGTGATGTTATTACATATTCATCAACAGTAGATGAGACACAGGATGATGTAAAATTAAGAAATGATTTATCAACAAAATTACAAGCATTAATAAAAGCAAGTAGTGCAGTTTCTAGTGCAGGTGGTATTTCTGGTTTATCCAGAACTGATGTACAAATGAATATGTATTCATCTCTAAAAAATAAAAATGCTGGTAAAGAAAAATCAAAAAGTTTAAAAACCAAATATGGTATAGAAAGTGCTAATAAATTGGATTTTTTAAATGAAAAAACAACATATACATCAAATGGTCCGCTTAAATTATCGGATGGTACATTATTAGATGATACTGATTTTATAACACTTAAATTTAAATCAGTAGCTACTGGTGAAACTGCAAATTTTAGAGCAACGGTAACTGGTATATCAGAAACTGTATCACCATCATGGGATACTGCAAAATTTATAGGTTCTCCATTTAACCATTATACATATTCGAGTATAGAAAGAAGTGTAAGTTTTAATTTTAAAATGTATTCAACAACCCCTACACAACATATAGCATGTTGGCAACGATTAAACTTTTTAACCGGATTAGCGTATCCCCAAGGATATTCAGGTCCGTATGCACTTCCTCCATTTGTATATCTTACGTTGGGTAGTTTATATAAAAATAAACCTACTTATATCGAGTCACTATCATATACTATGGATGATAATGCTGGTTGGGAAATTGGTTCTATTGATACACCTGATAAAGTTACGGTCAATGGTAAGCAGGTTTCAATTAAAGATTATAAATTACCAATAGTTATAGATGTTTCAATTACTTTGAAACTATTGGAATCAAAAAGTACAACTGATAGTAAACAATTCTATGGATTTAGTAGATTGGGAGCTAACATTTCAACAAAACCAGTTCCAAGTGAATCAACTAATGCACAAAAATCAGGCGATGCTAACATATCATCAGATGCAACTAAAGTTGAATCATCTGAAACTCTTAAACAAACTAATTTAAAAACTTTAAACAATAAAGAAGCTAATAAAGAATCCGAAGGTAATAAATCCTCAATAGCTACTTCAGAAAAAAGAGATGCAGGACCTAAATTTGATGCGTTTGGTAATATAACTAACGAAGGTAAATTCGATAGGAAGAAAGATACAGGACCTAAATTTGATGCGTTTGGTAATATAACCAACGAAGGTAAATTTACTAGAAAGAAAAGTACAGGACCTGAATTTGATGCGTTTGGTAATATAACTAACGAAGGTCAATTTTAAATATATCAATTATGAGTAGATACGATAATAATCCTATTAAAAAAACTTTTGATGGTAGAGAAGTATATAGAACAAAAATATACCCAAATATTCCGTTAAAAGATACTGATGTATATGTAATGACGGAAACTGGTGACAGATTGGATACATTGGCATTCCAATATTACGAAGATTCATCATTATGGTGGATTATTGCAGCTGCAAATAATATACATGATGCACCTATGGGATTGCAAGATGGTACTATATTAAGAATTCCATTAAACTATATTCAAATAAGTAATAATTTTACAAACTAATTTATGTCAAGTTTTCCTAATTTATCAAACATATCTGGATATGTACGAAGTGCATTAAAAAAAAGAGTTGAAAAACCCGAATCAGTATCTCAATTAAACGCTTGGGTTAGGGTATCGTCTGGTGTTGGTGCTGGACTTGTATTATTATCTAATCCTAATTTCAAATTATTTAGAGCAGCTGGTGAGGCATCTATATATGGTGATGGAAAAGCTAGTGGTACATTAGGAACTACTTGGGGTGGCGGTGCGATATATGCAGAAGCCAATGATTCTGGATTTAGACCTAAACCAAATATTACATCTATTGAAATTGATGAAGGGGCCGGTACTTTAAGTAGAAAAGCATCGTTTACTATAACATGTTATACTAAAGGACAACTTGATACTTTATGTGAATATTTTTTAGAACCTGGATATACTATATTTTTAGAATGGGGATGGAACGTTGCTGAATCTTTAAAATCATATAAGCCCACACTAAACGCAACTACGGTGGCTAATTTTCAAAGTTTTAAAACTGTAAATGAAGCAAGAGCAGCATCACTTGGAACTTATGATAACTATTTGGGATTTATAACTGGAGGGGGATTGGCATCTAGTGGGGATACTTATGAAATAACTGTTAAATGTACTGGATTTACAGAATTACCTGCATATTTTATGGGAGCTGATAATTCGGAAACAAATAAAGATGGTACTCCAAAAATAACAGAAAAAGAATATAGTACTGCTCAAATATCTGGAGAAACTGATTTGGGTAAAAAAAGGTTTATGATGGCATTTAATAGATTACCATCAAATAGAAGAACTACAAGGGTTGCATCCTTAATAACAAATCCATCCATAGCAAGTCCATCTAATTTTATAAATGTTGATGAATCTGTAAAAGCAAAAGTAAATGAATTAACAACTGGTACTACACTTTTAGGGATAACTTTAAATAATGAAGAACAACAAACCGATGGAGCACCGGTTGAATACCCAGCGGGTACGGAAATTATAAAAGATGAAGCTTTTATAAGATTTGGAACATTAATGGAAATACTTAATCAAATTGGTATAGAGGGTTTTAAGATAGGAGACAAAATTGTAAAAACTAGAATAAATACAAAAACCACAGCTTGTTGTGCATTCCAAAAAATATTTAGTACCGATAAAGGAAAATTATTTATACCAAATAAAACTGCGCCTAAATTTAGTATAGCTAAGGCAGCAAGTAGTGAACCACCACCAGCGCAAGACACTACGGAAACTGAAGATTGTTCAATATTAAATGTAAGGGATACAGGTAAACCATTTATGTTTCCAGCTGCAGGTAATATAGAAAATGGTGTGGCTGTGAGTTACGGAATAATTCTTCAAAATAAAAGTGTAGATGGTTCAATTATTGGATTAAAAAAGAGCCAAGGGCAATGGGGATTATTAGATGACCTTTATGTTAATTTAGATTTTGCAAAAGGTGTAATGGAAACAAAAAACTTTACCATGCGAAATGCATTATATCAAATACTGAATGGGATGTCATCTGCAGCTGGTGGATTGTGGGATTTTCAAATAATGTCTGATGAAGATGATACCGAATTAAGAGTTGTTGATTTAAATTTAACACCAAGTGGACCACAAGAACCATTTACTTTTACGTTAGCTGGATATGAATCCATTTTTATAGATGCTTCATTGGATATGGATATTAGTGGCGCAAAAATGAATCAGATAATTGGTAATAGATTAGGACAATCAATTAATGGAAGTCAAAAAGATGTTAAATCAAAAGATACAAAAGGATTATTTACTGATAAAGAGGACCAAGTCTTAAAAACAATCAAAAATAGAGGAGAACCACCTGTATCAAAAAACGCAACTCTTCCTGAAGGACCTACTGATGATGAATTGGAAGAAGCAAAGATAAAAAATTTACAATTAATGTTGGATAAAACTGGATTGATGCCCAAACCACAATTCGATGATAAACATTCATTTGGAGCTGGGGATTTAAAGGATGATGTAATTACGGTTTCTTTTAATGACCAAGCGGTTTTTGAATTTTTTAAAAATCAAAATGATGAAAGTGCTGAAGGTAAAGCGGCCGCTCAAGTAGGACCTATTATGCCAATTAAATTTACATTTACAATACATGGGATAAGTGGTATTAAAAGAGGTGATAAATTTAAAGTGTTGGGATTACCTAAAAACTATGAAAAGACTGGATTTTTTCAAGTAACTTCAGTTAAGCACACTATAACCGATATGTTATGGAAAACAGATATAGAAGGAAGCTTTAGACAATCAAGATAATATGTTAGATATTAAACGATACAAAACAATAAATAGACCTGATATAATTTACAATAGTGTAAAGATAAAAACTCATGTGGCAAATCCAATTGAAATTGATTATAAAAGAGGGTATGTTACAAGATATTTCATACAAAAAGCAAATGATACTGAATCAACTATATACGAAGTAGATTATATAGGATTTAGTAAATTCATAGATAATCCATTTTATACACATGTAAATTTAAATTGGAGACTGACTGGTACAGATGAACAAATAAGGGATTCAAATTTTAAAGCAATACGTTTATTAACTCCAAAAATACCAAAACTTCAATTGTATCTTCCAAACTTATTACAGTTTAAACAAATAAAAAATTTGGAAGTTTAATTATTTTTTCGTATATTTGTATTTATCAATATGGGGGTGACTCGGAATTGATTACAATGAGAATTATAGTATCACACGTAGACAGAAGTGCTAGATGTCTTTAAATCTGTACAAAACAATAACCGACGTAGAATTATCTACTTGGAACTTCGAAGATGCTATGGCATTTGTAGGAGCTTACGATTACGCTGTAGCAGCTTAATCACCACCCGCATCACTCGTGGGGTTTAAATAGAAGTGAACAACCCGGAGCATTACTTATCGGCTCCCTAAAACTGATAGGTTGGTGGAATCGCTGAACTAACCATTCGGCCCCAATTATTTTGGAAAGTGAATAAGATTAAACTTTATCCTAAACGTGTGACATGCTGGTATTATGATTACTTTGTAAGACATGGGTTCGAATCCCATCACCTCCACAACAATCCTGAACTACTATTTGGTAGTTTGGGATTTTTATATTTATGTGTATGATATCATTAAAAACATTATTGAAAGAAAGTACAATCAGATATACTCACCCAAACTTTGATAGTGAATGGGAAGAAGCACAGCGATATCCTGAATTTGTTGAAATGGGCAGATTAGAATGGATTAAAAAAGGTAAAGCTGGATATGTTGTAAACTATTCACAAATCAAAGATATGTTGGGTAATGTAGATTTAGATTTTAATGGATTACATCCAACCAAAAAGAAGTTTGTATTACAATATATAAAAGATGGATTGGTTGAGCATCCAATAGTTGTAAAGTTTAGCGATACTGATTATGATTTAGTTGCCGGAAACACTCGTTTATCCGGTTTAGTTAAATACGGATATGACCCAAAATTGTGGGTTGTTGATATCTCCGATATTTTTGAGAAATAATTTGGTAAATTGGTAAAAAAGTAGTATCTTTGTAACAATGAGAATTATTGAGTCTATTGTAGAATTAAACGAATTAAGAGAATTGTTGGAAACCGAAGTATCCCTTTGGTATCCGATATGGGTGGATAATGATAAGCACCCACAAAACACTCATATATCGTTCCTATTCGTTAGTACCCAATCGGACAAGTATATCATACCACAACAACACACAGACGCTGTATCACTCTCTAATGAGGAAATAGAAGGTGTGTTGAATACTGCCGGTGAAAAGTGGGTATTTCAAAAGAAAAAGCTACTACAATCTTTTACAAATGTAAGGGAAGGATTGAATGATGTTGATACTGCTTATTTCTTGAAGCATGGTAAAACAATAGATTATCAACAACCACTACAACACTTAGTAGCTCCCCTTTTACATAGGGGTTACAAAGAGGACATCATTCAATCCATTCCCATTCTTAAACTTGCGGAAGCAATAGAACCACAATTACTAAAACATACAAATCAAAAGAGTAAAACTTATAATTGGTACAACGATATATTCTTACCTACCCTTTCAGATATTGAACGATTTGGGATTCGGGTCGATGGGAAAAAATTTATTGATAGATGGCCTCAAGCTTACAAACAATTAAAAGGGGATTATGTGTTTACGGAATACAATCCATTTACGGTGACAGGTAGACCATCCAATAGACATGGTGGTGTGAACTATGCCGCCCTAAACAAAACCGATGGTAGTAGAGATGTGTTCGTTTCCGATGGGATATTCCTACAAATGGATTATAACGCATATCACCCAAGACTAA